TGCCTACCTTCTTGGCATTGCCCAAGGTAGTGGCTATTTGTTGTGCTGACATTGATGCATCCAGTTAAGAGACAAAAAAACCAGAGTTCTCCCCCGAAAACTCTGGTGCGGTTAGGTTCAGTGTTTAACTGAACATCTCATCATCACTCATGGTTGATGGTGCTGGTTTGCTTGGTGCTGGTTTAGATACAGGCTTTGGCGCATCAAAAGGTGACTCTAACCCCACTGCGCCTCCCATACCATCATCTTGCAAAGCCGCTGGTCTTGCCACCCAACCCACCACCTCAAAGAGCGGCACTCGTGTAGTTCCCTTGCCAACCTTCTCAGGGCGAGAACCCTTGTACTCCACCACAGGCAACTTGCCAGCGTTTGCAGATGCCTGTGCTTGCACTTGCTTCCATAACGCTTCTAAGCCCATGTTAGCCCCTGCACCATTGGCTGAGAACTCTGCAACACCCATCGTCTTGTTGTAGAAAATGGCTTTGAAGCCACGCTTGTGCTCGGCACTCGGTTGTGCGCCCTTTTGCCCAAGACCATTGTCAGGCATGAACTCAAAGATGCCAGTGGCTATAAGCATCCAACCAGTTTGCAGATTCTCATGGTCAAAGACCGACTTCTCAAAGGTGAACTCACCATCTTGGTTTGTCCATGCGTTTGCTTGAGGGCTGAATCTGATGTAATTACCAGAGCCACCAGAGTTTGAAAGGTTTAGATTCATTTAATGTTTTCCTTGTTAAAAGTTGAAGTTGAAAAATGTGACAGATGTCACTGTGGGGGATTGGGGTTGGGATTATTGACTAATACCCTTGTCTCTGGCAAGCGTCAGCCCTGACGATATGCGAGAAGTTAAAGGTTCAATAGATTCCTTTAAGCCTTTGGGTAGCAGTTTCTCTACCTGTGCAGGAGTCAACAATTCGGTTTTCGTTATCTCATGGATGCGTAATCCAAGGAAAGTGAGATGCTCAATCGCTTTCTCTTCTGATGTCCACGATCTAAGTGCTCTCTTGGGTGCGAGTTGCCAACCTTGAATCACAGCACCCTTTTCCATGCGTTTAAGGGCATGATCTCTCACCGCCTTGATGTAGTCCTCAACCATGTCGAACTTTGTCAGCAAGACGCTGATCTGTTCTTCTGTCAAGACTTCAACTGGTGGTGCTGAGTGAACAACCTCAACCAAGTTTGCTTGTGCAGGGCAAATTGTCTTAGCCGCACAATATTGGCAAGCAGAGTCTGAGGGTACAGGTGGGAATGCAGGGTTCAGGGCATTCTCAATCGCTGGTTGCAGTATGTAGTGCTCCCAATCAACCAACTCCTGAGTTGTCATGGAATGCTTGCGTACCTCACCATGATGGGGTTGAATAATCCAGAGTTCCACAGTGTCAATGTCTTGGTACAGACCACCAGACTCCATAGCCGCCAATGCGTAGAGTTTGAGTTGGTCACTCTCAGCATCGACATACCCTCTGCCAGTTTTCAAATCAGCAATGATGATCTTGCGTTTGTCTTTACTGATTGCAATGACATCAGCAGTGCCACCGCATTTGTATGCAGGGGTTTCTTGGTAAGGTAGGTGTTTCTCAATAGAAACTGTTCCCTCACCCAACTCCTTATGAATATCATAAATTGCATTCAAGTGTTGCTGTGCAAAGTCACAATTCTCCTCTGTCATGGTGATGCCCTCATAGACTTTGCCGACAAACTTCATCGGGTCTAGAAAACTGTTGTAGCAGTGCTCTGCTAAGGCATGAATGGCAGTGCCAATCTTTGCCGCCTCACCACTCTCCTGATAGGGAACTTGTGCTGACAATCTCACGCTTGCAGGGCAAGCAATAGTGCGAGAGATACCTGATGGTCTGATGATTATTTGTTTTGCCATGATGATCTTTCAATGTGGTGATGTTCAATGAGTAATTGGTAGGCGAGTTGTCTGACCTCATGCGACACCGCATGACCTAAGTCCTCTGGGTCAAGGAGACGCTTGAGGTAAACCACAGTTGCTTGGTTCTGCTTTCTTTCTTGTTCAAGTTGAGAGCCAAGCCAGACAATGTGCTCACGCAAGGTTTCTCGTTCTTTGTTATCCATTCCTATACCCCCAAAGTGCAATCAAACAGGCATCCGATCTGCCATCATCCTTGACCCTCTTAAAGAGGGAGAGATGGTCAGGGAACAACTCCATCGCTCTGGCTCTTGACCCATCTTTACCGCCAATAACACCCATCGACTTAATCCAAGTCTGTGGGGTCATCATGGTGGTCTTGATCTGTAGGGCTGTCAGGACACCTTCCACGACTCCCAGACTTCTGCCCAGAGAGAAGACTGAAGTCACCCCTTGCCCACTCATGGCAAAGACCTTTTCGGTGAATGCCTCGTTGGGGTCAAATTCCTTGATGATTTGAACCAACTCAGGCACTGACACCTGACGCTTGTTTTTGCCATTGCGGGTGAGGGTGACTGTCGGCATATCCTCAACCCTGACCAGTTCCCCATCGACTATGAGGGCTAGAGCACCATTTAAACCGCAGTCAATGCCAATGGTGCGCCTAGTCATTTAACAGCCTTTGTAGAGCCTTAAAACGGCTCTGAATCAGGGAATCTACCGACTCATCTAGCCGCCTGATGGTGGTTACCAGTGGTATGGTTTTACCTGTGGCATATCGGGAGACTTGGGCAGGGTGAAAGCCCGCATGACGAGCTACATCGGTGATGGTGTAGCCAGCGATTTCAGCCTTTTCCTTAATGTTTTCAATGGTTTGCATAGTTTGTGTGTTCATAGTGCAAGGGAGTCTAAAGACTTTGAATCCATTGGTCAAGCCTTTTGTGATTGAATAGTTGAGTGGATTGTGGGGGATTGGTTATGGGGGAGTTGACAAGGTAGTTAATTGCTATATGATTCACTACATCAACAACGCAAATAGGAGATTCCAAATGACAAACACAACTAAACAAATTCGTGGCAACTGCCAATGCTGTGGTCGCCAGCAAGCTGTTGTAGGTGGCTTGATGTCCAAGCATGGTTATACAGTTAAAGATGGTTGGTTTTCTGGTGTTTGCTCTGGTCGTAATTACACCCCCATCCAAGTTAGCCGTACTACAACAGACAAAATCATTGCTGACATCAGTGCAGAAATTCCTGAGTTGATTGCCAAGGCAGAAAAAGTAAAGTCTGGTGAAATGACCCCAAAAACCATCAAGTTGCGTTTCAACAAAGGCGAAATTCCTTTCGAGCAAGGTGATCGTAGACAGCAATCAGATGCCAGAACAAGTCTGGAGTGGGCTTACCGCAATCGTGCAAGAGCAGGACAAGAATTTGTCAAGACAATGACCGAAGTTGCTGACAAATTTCATGGTCAACAGTTAATCGAAGTAACTAAGTAAACCCAAGGGGCGCAAGCCCCATCTTTCAACCTAACAGGAGAATTGAAATGAAATGCAAAGGTCAAGGTAAAAAAGAATATGTAGTTGTCATCAAAGAAGATGATGGCTCTAAACGGGTGTTTTCTCACCCTGTCACCGAAAAATCTGCGGTGTTTATGATTCTTGGCTCTTCATTGCCATTGGACTATGTAGCCATTCGCCACATTGAAGAGCTTGGCATCAAGTCCAATAAGCCTTGGACACACAACGCACCCTACAACCCTCAATTCCTTGGCGCACAACCAGCCAGAGCAGGAGAGGATTACTGATGAGAGACATCAACCCATCAGAACTAGAGGAACTCGCCAACGAGTTCCGAGCCGAAAGGCTCTACAGGCAACGGCTATCACGCAACCCCGATTGCCGTGACCCTGACCACATTGGTTGTGAACTTTGCGAGGAGACTGACGATGGCACAAATGGCACTGATTGATTTACACATCATGTCAGAAAATGATGAATTACCAACTGATGTTGCTTTCAAAATTGTTGGCGGCAAGACCATTTATAAGCACATTGGATGGATGTGGAGACGATCCGACAAGCAAATTTATCTTAATAAATATGACTTGCACTGTGAAAATGAAGAACTCCATAGACGCTATTTAGATGACAACACAATGATTCAAGTTCTGCAACTAAGTGAGGTGTCAGCATGACGATTAAGCAAACCCTTCAAGCCACCCTCGTGGGGCTGATCCTGTCGATTCCCTTCATTATTGAGATTGCAAAGGAGTTAGTGAAATGACACCCCTACAGGACTTCTGCCAAGAGCCTCGGTCAATGGAAGAACTTGTCGAGGCTGATTTCAAGCCCCACAGTGTCTATAACGCTGTCAAAAGAGGTGAACTCAAGAATGTCAAAGCCACAGACGATTGGGGTAGGAGAACGCATGGCAAGGGCTTATTCCTCTCAACAGTCACCATCGCACCCATGAACTTCACCGCACTTCAATCTGCATGGAACGCTTACCAACCACAAGGAGAAACAGCATGAACATGGAACAAGAATTGGAAGAACTCATTGCCAAGATTTCACCCACCAAAGACATCGCTGGTGGCTTTATGAGCCGTGACCAGATCATCCAACTGATTCGCAAGGTGGCATTTGATGCCTCTCTGATTGGGTATTGCCACGCTGAGAATTCCACCAGAATTCGCATGGAAAAGAAACTCAAGATGGTGGAAGAGGAGTTGATAATTATCAAAGATCAACTCAAAGATGCTGAGTTAGAACTGATTGCATCAGCAAAATGAGCCACTGGCACAAAGTCATCCTAGTGTTGCTTTGTGTCATGGCACTCTTTTACTTTGACGCTAAAGAGGAGAAGCCAAATGCTAGAAACCATAGTAAATTTCATGCTGATAGCGATATTCGCATTCGCATTGGGAATAGCAGTTTGCGTAGCGTTTGTGTGGTGGTTAGTCAAAGAAAGCGAAAAAGAGTGAAGTGTCCAGTGTGTGAGAAGTGGGTCAGTACCCTTGAAACCAGACAGAGGTCTGATGGATCAATCTACAGAAGATATGAATGCGCCAATCTACACCGATTCGTAACCAAGGAAAAGGTTGAGAGGGTATTGGTTTTGAGCCATAACAAAAGGAAAAAGGCATGAACTGGCGAGATTTAACGATCAAGTATGTCAAGGATTTGCTCAGAGCAAAGACACCTCTTGAGATGGTGCAAAAAGAACTGATTGAGGCACAACTTGCCAAGTTGCAAGCAGAGACTTCAGTTGAATACTCTCAGTCCATTGTCAACTACAACGAGCAAAGAATATCCAGACTAAACAAACGAATCTTGGAACTTCAGGAGACAGAACATGAATGAATCGCTGAACCGCAAAAGACAGATTGAGGAGTACAAGACCCAACAAGAGGTTTATGACGAACTAAGGAACGACATTCTTGAACAAGTGGCTGTTGAGATTGAGAAGATGCAAGGGTTTGGCAAGGATACCTTGAGTTCGTTTGGTATTTTTATCAGGGGAATGAAGCGATGATACAAGAAGAAATCATTGAGATAGCTAGACAGGCTGGATGGTCTGGTATTTATACGCAATGGGCAGAGCCAACAGGCGAGGCAGATTGGTCGCCATTCAAAGTCAGCTTGACTGTGCCCGTGACGATGCAACAAATTGAAGCCTTTGCCAAACTGGTAGCCGCCAAAGAGCGTGAAGCCGCAATCAAAATCATCAAAGAAACACCATTCAGCAATTGGTTTCAATCTGATTTGGTTGAAGCCATCAGAGCCAGAGGAAACGCATGAAATCAGCATTCGACTACAAAGGTCAACCATCTGTTTGGCTGAGTGACGAGAAGATGAAACGCTTTAAGCAGGGTGAGGAGTTTGCCAAACGCAAGCAGGACAAGCGTGACATCAACGAAAAGAACCAAGTCTTTATCTATTCCAAAGCATTGAGCCACAAGAAATGATTGTCAAGATACGCACCTTCTATGGCAGACAAAGGGGTCTGCGAGGCGAGAGACAGACTAAGGTTGACCAAGGCGTAGCTTGGTTGTGTCAGAAGTGTGGTGAGGTGATCTTGTTTGAACACCTCATCCACAAGCACTTTTGTAGGAAACCGCTTATGCTACGAGTCCATTCAGATACTGAGTCTTCCCTGCCACCTTAACAGCAGTCAGTTCTTGATTCTTCAAATTATTTGGGTCATAGCTAACATGAACCCAACCTGAGTTTGGCTGACCTTGGGTGTAAAACTCTAAGATCAATTGCGTGTATTCAAGGTTATCCATAATCCATTGAGCCAGATCAGGATTTGATACGCCATCAACTTCAATGTCAGCCGCCATACCCTTGCAATGGTCAGATGTCTTAGAGCCACCCACAGCCGCATTTGACTCAGGGCTACGATACCCAGAGTTCACAGTAACTCGACCAAAGTTGTCACGCACTGGCTGAAGTACCTTCTCACAAAGAGTTTTCAGGTTTTCTAAAGCCTCATCATCTGGCGTGTTATCCAAACCCAACCGCATTGCGGTATCTGACTTGGTAAGTTCTTTGAGAGTGAAATTTGCTGACAGGTTCATGGTTTTCCTTTTAAGGTTTCTCTGACTTGGTTATACGATTCAATGCAAGCATTGAGCTTGATAATGGCTTTATCGCCTTCTTCTGCTATTTGGAAAAGAGTTTTTCCAGCCTCTGCACTAAGTTCGGCTCTTGTTTCTCCTCCACTATCTCCGCTGGTAGGGGTGGTGGATTCGGACACTGGAATGGTGCAGTTGGGCGTTTTGACAGGAATCCGCAACTTGAGAGCACCAGAGTCAATGTCAGTATCACGCTTAAGTTTCGCAAGTTTTGCATCTTGATTTGCTTTCTGAAGTTTAGTGGCTTGAGTTTGAATGGCTGAAACTAGCACCTGTTCCTTGGCTCTTGCTTCAGCGTTCAGTTGTGCTATTTCAAGTTCCTGACGAGTTACCTCATCATGCGAACCCTTCCAATACCCACCGCCAAAGCTACTCAGCACCGCTATGAGGATGCCAAGAAGCACATAAGGGTTGAATAGGCTCATGGTGTTGGTGGCTCGTCATTGTCTGTAGCATCTGCCTTGGCAATAGCCTTGGCACTGGCTGAGACAGCAGAACGACCAGCTACACCGCCAAGTACACCAGTGATGAAGACCATGATGGTGTTAATCTGTTGGGTGTAAACCTTATCAATTGCCGCCATACCAGACATGGGTTGCGTGACAAATGAAACGCTATAAAGAAACATGGCTACAGAGCCAAGAAGAATCATGGTGAGGGAGAAGATCACGATTGCCCAAATGCGTACCTCAATCTCTTCAGCACTCATGCGATTGTTTGGTTTGAATCCTACTGTTGGCATTACTTCTTCTCCTTCTCTGGGGTTACGAGTTGTTCAGGGCAAGTACCTGTAGCGGTACAGATTGGGGGCTTACATTCAGCATTTTGCCAATTCTGAGGGTCTTGGCAAGGGTATCTAAACCTATCTTGGCAACCCATTAACAGAACCAGTGCCATCAAGCAAACTGTTTTCATTTCTCTTTCTCCCTTTCCTTCTGTTCAACCTGTCTTCTCAGTTTCTCAACCTTCTCGACCTGAGATTTAGCCTCATTCTTGGTTTCCAAAATGTCAAGATAAAGAAAACCCATGATAGGTAGCAGTAGAGCAATCAACACGCAAGCCGCAATCCAACCCATTACTTCTTCCCCCAATGGCTTACGAACACGAACCACAGCCACAGGTAGAGGAGGAATATAGAAGTCACTGTCACTGCCCCTAGCTTTGCTTGTAGGTTTCTTTCTTCCTCCTTGCGTAGCCATTGTTCTTGCCTCTTGAGAGCCTCTTCTTTCAACCTTGCCTGAGTTTGCTCCTCCTCAATCTTGTCCTTCATGTCGTATACAGAACTGTACAAAGCACCCATCTCTGGGGGCGCACTGTAGACGAGACACTCACGAATCTGAATCACCAATCTATCCATCTCTTGTTGCGCCATCACCCTTTTTAGAGCCGCCTCCATATGGTTCTGATTAGGGTCATAGACTGTCAGACTCTTTTCTTCTTCTTCTCTGATGTGTGCCGCCAGTTGCTCCTGAAGTTTGAAGAACTCTGTCAGGTTCTTCACTATGTCTATTTTGACTTGAGTCTCGTCAACATCGACATAATCCGATTTCCTAGACTTAGCCACAGGCTTTGCAACTTGATGCTTTGGGCTACCAGCAAAGAACTTGCGTAGCTTGCTCCAGAAGCCACCAAGTTCCTTGCCGATAGCCACAACCTCATCAGCAGTTCGTTTGACTTGGACAAACTGATCTTTAGCTTGCTTGTAAAGGTCAACACCTTGCTGAATCTGCTTGACCAGACCAGCCGCCATGAGGCAAATCGTGATTGGGTCAATTTCAATCTCCTATTCTGTTTGAGCATTAGACAGAACATTAAACATCAATGGGTAGTCAAGTTCAGGAAATAAGCCAGTGACCTTACCAGTTTGTTTAGCACCTTGACCAGCTAAGTAGGAAGCCTCACCAACTAATCTAGGTGAAGATGCGGCTAAATAACCAATACCTAATGGAGCAGAAATCTGACTGCCCAATAGTCCAGCAGTACCAAAAGTTCCTGCCCCCTGAATACCTCTAGGAGTCACTTTGCTCAAAGCCTGACCAGCCAGTGCTGGCTTAATTGGTATGCCACCACCATACACAGGTGATGTGGCTTCAAGTTGACTTACCAAATTGGCTCGTTGACCATAGTTTGTGCTTGCATTGTCACGCAATACAGTTTGCAATTTACGCAAACCAGCATCAGCACTTGCTTTTTTTCCTTGAGACAATGACTTTTCAATTTCACGAACTTGCTCTGCTGTATTTGCATACTGCTTCATTGTTTCAGCGTATGTTGGAGCTTGTCTCTGAATTGTTGACTTTATAGAGTTATAAATGTCTCCAATAATGTCCCTTGATGATTTCTTGGTTATTGGTATATCTGAAAGCACATCATCATAAATTTTTTGCTTCAGAATATCCAAACCTTCAGGAGTGTGAAACTCTGCTGGGTTGCTATTCTTCCAATCATCAATTATTTTTTGTGCTTTTGTGATATATCCTGCGGCATCTTCACTACGCACTTTGCCTTTGTAGTAAACCCTATCTGCCGCCTTCCCTAATGAATTATCTATATCAGTAAAGTCTAAAACTGATTTATCATTTTTGATGTTCACCATTCCAGAACGATACAAATTCTGTTGTTCTTGAATCATTGCTTTAAGATTTGCTTTGGTATCCTCAAGAACTTGAAGTTGGTCAGCAGTACCACGCAAGTTTTCTGTGAAAGACTTAGCTTTTTCGCCACCTTCTTTACCAGCCTGAAATGCCTGTCTAACAGATTCAGACCCTGCACCTGTAATCATTCCCAATGTTGGGGCTACTGCCTGTGCTCCTAGTCTTACAGGGGCTGTGATGACATTTAATGGGTTGGTGATGTCTGCGGCTTTGGTCAAGACTTTTGATGCTGTACTTGCTTTTGGCGCAATACCAGCACCACCAGTAAACAGCATAGACACATCAGACAAAACTCCAGCAGGGTCAGTTGCTATGGCTTGTTTTGCGCCCTCAACACTGCCATATCTATTTGCCATGAATGCGCCAACTTGTTCAGCAGATTTCTCACCTTTTAGGCGCATCTGCTTTGCCAAATCAGACTCAAAGAAAGGCTCACCCAAGACTTTAGATGTTGCACCAACAAACAAAGTTCCTAAGTCTCTTGCTGTCTGTACAGGGTCTGTAACTGCTTTGAATACATCAGTTGCCATGCTATACAAAGAACTTGGGAAGTTCATTACAGCACCAGTAAGAACCTGACTTGGTGTCATTGATGAACTTGCTTGCGGCTGTGGGCTTTGTACCTGAGTTGTAACTGGTGCAGTTTGTGTCGCTGGCGCACTAGGAGTCAAGCCATTTTCACGCTCAAATTTGTCAATTTGTGCATCTGTGTACCCTGCCGCTTTAGCGGATTGACGATCAATAGTTGCCATGTTTTATCTCCTGCCGCCAGTTATGTTTAATGGATTGACATTATTTCCTTGAATAACAAAACTTGCCAGTGGTGGCAAAGAACTAGATGGTTTTAAAGCATCCAATGCGGCTTTGCTATACCCTTGAACACGCAACACATTATCAAGTTTGTCGTATGCCTTTTTAGCAATTTCTGCTTGTCTATCAAGATTTGCTTTGGCTTGTGCAGGATTCATACCCTTAGTCACCATAGCTTTGTCGAACTCAGCTTTTTCAGGAGCAGTCAAAGCCGCACCAAACAAGTCATTTCTGACTTTATTGACATGATCTTGATATGACTGCCACCATTGGAACAATGCAATTCTGTTGGGTTCATTTGACTTTCCTGCCGCCCATACATCAATGTCACCAGCACTGTTAGTCACATAACCAGCAAATTCTGGCTTAAATGATGTAGTCAAGTCACTCAACTTATCAACCATTCCAGCCTTATCTGCCAACTTAGTGGCATCAGCAAGTTTGATTTCTTTACCATCAGCGGCTTTTTGTTGCTTATCTTGTGCATCTTTGATTTTTATTCTAGCCAACTCAATATTCAACTCTCTAAGAGCATTATTTGTATCTCTTGACTGATCTCTAGCACTCTTCTCAGAAGCATATCTCTGAGCATCACTATTCAACCTTGTCAATTTTTCCATCAACACATTTTGATCTTCAAAATCAAGATTTGCAAAGTTTTTAGCAAGTTGGTTAGCGTAAGGCAACACTGTTGGATGAATTGCATTACCAGCAATCAATGATTGAATTGCATTGTCAGACGATGCAGTTTGTACTGCTTGACCATCTGGAGTAATAATTTTCCAAGTACCATCTGGCTGACGCTCAACAAGTCTCTCGCCTTTCTTGAGTTCCTTGGTTTCTGGTGTAAGTTGCTTGAGAATTTGACGACCAGCAACAGTTGTTGACAGTTTTTTCTCAACTTCAGGATTACGAGTTCCATCCTCGTTGAACAAAGTCTTGGCAAGTTGCTGAACTTGTAATGATTCAATACCTTGCATTGAATCAAGTGTTTGCTTAACAATATTTGCTCCAGCCTGTCCATAACTTGTTATCAATGCACTAGCAACATCTTGGTTAATCGTTTTGGTTGTTGGGTCAACCAATGGAGTTGTTGGTTCACCAGTTTCAGGATTTATTCCTTTTGCAAGTCTCAATGCCTTGAATTCAAGTTGCTTGGATTGCAAAGACTCAATACCTTGAACACCTTCAAGTCTAGACCTGACAATATTTGCACCAACTTGACCATATTGAGACACCAACTGGTTTGCAACATCTTGATTAAATGTTTGAGTTGTTGGGTTAAATAATGGTGTCGTTGGCTCACCAGTATCAGGGTCTATGCCGTTAGCAATACTTAATGCTCGTGACTCCATGCCACGCTGTTGCATATTTTGACCACGCTCAAGCAAATATCTTTCACGCTCAAAGCCACGAGTTTCTGCAACAGCGGCTTGTTCTTTAGCCTTCATCATCTCATTACGCAACAGGAATGCCGCTTCTTGGTCACCAGTTTGCAAAGCCATTTGAATTGCTGGAGCAAAAGAATCTGGATTTGTTGGGTCAATCATGCCAAGCAACTGCTGACGCTGAGTAATCTTCTGCAATTGTGGGTCAAC